GATAAAAGGGTCATAATTATAATACCCATTATCAATCCTTTTAACCATGATAACCATAAAGTTTCATAGTCATTAATTCTTAATAAATTTTGTACCTTACCTATCGTTAACTTGTGCCATCTAATAAATTTTTCCATTATTTCTTTTTTGTATAATTATCTATAATTTCTTTTACCCTTTTTACACCGTCCTCTGGTTTTTCAAAAATAGAAACATTTCCCTTTATACCATTTTGGTTACTTACACAAACGTATTGTGTTTCCCCATCATGTTCTATAATTAATTTAGGTAACCATGGTGGTAGATTTAAGTCTTCTACTAAATCTTTGTGTTCCCATAAAAACTTACCTTTTTCAAGAGGACCGTCCTCGCTAGTATCGTTAACATTTTTATCTTCAAAGTAGATTCCGTTTTCTACTAGTTGTTCTTTAAGTGAAAGACATGTTTCACAGTTGTCTTGTGAGTATAGTGTAATTTCCATTAATTATCTTTTTTGTGGTTATCTAAAAATTCTTTTTCTATTTCATTTAAACTATCAATACCTTGTGAGGATATTTTATCTAGTATACTATCTAAATCTAAGTTAATTTTTTGTGTTTTCAACCATTCTTCATAAGAAGGTTTATCCTTATCTAAATTTATAGGAAATTTTCCATGCATTATTATTGGCATCATCATTTTTGCCATGTCTCTAAGAATGTTTTCTCTATCTTTATCTTCTTTAAATAATTTTTGTAATTCTTTTAGTTCCTTATCATCTAATTTAATTTTATTTTTTTTAGGTGAAATTAATTTATTAAATAAGTGTTCCTCCAGTATTGGGTTCATTCTATATGATAACTTTCTAGGTTTAGGCATTAAAAAATAAGTGTTTATTTCTGGTGATAAGAATTCTTCTAATAAACTAGAGATTTCTTCAAAAGTTGACGTGGATGATAAGCAAGCTATCATCATATGTTCTCCGGTAATAAAACTAATTTCTGGAGTATTAATAATAGTATGTAACATATCACTAATATGTGTATATAACTCACGTTCTTTTTCTAGAATTTTCCAATTCCCAAACATAAATAAAAGGTACTGTCTTGTTCTCATAGTTTCTTTTTTAATAAATATTAAATTATAGATATGTTGTCAACTTTTTTAACTGTGATAACATTTTCACCCCACTCTCTAACTAAAGGATTATGTGTTATGAGTAAAATGTTATCAAAGTATTCTCTTAACTTCATAAAAAACTCCCCAACCATTTCTAAATTATCATTACTTACTTTACCAAATACCTCATCAAAAACAGTAACGTTTGGTTTGGGTAGAGAAGATATCTTCCCTAATACCGCTCTTAAAGCTAATGATGAAATAGTTTTTTCGTATCCTGAAGCAGAAGAAAGTGGTCTAGCTAATTCACTATCTTTGTCTACCATCCAAAATTCTACTTCATGTTTTTCATTAATTCTTATATCAATGTAAAAATGATTTTCTACCGATAATAAATTATTAACTTCCAAATTTAAAGCGGGCACAAAACTTCTAAGTATAACTTTAGGTATTCCATTTTTACCAAAAGCCATTAAATAAGTTTTAAATATTTTTTCAATTTTTTCTTCTTGTTGGATTTTACTTATTTTATCTTCATTTTCGGTTACGACTCTTTTATTGTGTTCCAATATTATCTGATGATTATTTTTAGTATCAATTGTTTTATCTTTAAGAATTGTAAAGTTATCTATACTACTTTGTAATTTTAAACTCTTTGACTCTACTTCTTGGTTGTATTCAATTTTCTTTTTATTTAATTCATAAGAGTCTATAGAATTTTTATTTTTTTCTAACATTACTTTTATAGAATCTGATTCTAGAGTTTTCTTTTCTTTGATTAGTTTATTTCTATCATAAATTTCTAATTGTAACTTTAATTTATTAAGTTTTTCTAACTCATTTACAATATTAGTTTCCTTAACAATTTTTTTAGATAACCCATCTTTTGTTTCTACCAACTCTTTCTTTTTATTTTTAATATCCTCCGTATGGTCTACATCATCTAAGCTTTTTCCACATGTTGGACAAAATTGTGAGGTTTCTAATTGTTTAATAGTTTTTGTAAAATTTTTAACTTCTGTCTCTAGAATAGTGACTTCTTTACTTATCACATTTTTTTCATTTTCTTTTAGTTGGTATTCTGTGGGATTAAAGTATGTTTCAGGTTCGACGACCTCTATTTCCTCAATCTCCTTAGTTTTTTCTTCTAATTTTTTTGTATAATCTTCTAAATTACTTTTTAATGATTTTATATCTATTTTACTAATACCTTCATCTATATCATTATATTTAGACTCTAGTAAATTATCTTTTTCATTTCTAAAATCTTTTATATCTTTTTCATATTCTTTAATTTCTTTATCTGAAACTTTGATTGATTCTTCTTTTTCTTTTATCAGTTCCACTGATTCTTCTATTTCAGTTTTTAAGGTGTTTATATCGTATACATTAGAGATAAGTTTTTTAGACCAGGTAGAGTACATTTCTTTACAAAATTTTTCTTTTTCTCTCAATAATTCTAACCCAATAAATCTATAAAAAATATTACCTCTTTCTGTGGGTTTTGCGTCAATAAGTGAGTCTAGGTTGGACCCGGTGGTTAAAATCGTCAGTAAAAAGTCATCTACATTTCCTATAGCTTCTTTAATAAATTTTTCTGTTTCCCTTCTTTGTTCTCCAGTAAAATTTTGTAAACTCCCATCTTTCATTTTTTTAAAGAACTCTAAATGTGTTCTAACAGACCACTCTCCTTTAGCTGTTTTTTTTCTTACTACTTTTCTTAAAATAATATAATCTTCACCATCAATTTCTACATCACCTTCTACAATTACCTCATTTTTATTACGAAACTTATTAAATATTTCTTCAGCTTTATTAGTTTTAGTGGTGTTGTTAAAAAATAAAAATAGGAGTAAGTCTACAGCTAAAACTGTTTTCCCTCCAAAATTTGGTGGGTTTGAGTCTATTACTGTTATACCGTCTAATCGTTTAAAGTCTAATACGTTATTATCACCAAAAGAAAGAAAATTAGAAAATTTAATTTTATTTACTACTAACTTTCTATATCTTTTTTGTAGTATACCTGTTTTGTCTAGACTGGCGTTTACCTTATCATCAAGTCGAGATATGTCACCCCATTCTACGTTAATGTTTTCTTGTTTAAGAAATTCTTTTAAAAGATTTTTTTGATAGTTTTTGTCCATCACATCTTCACCTAAAGATAATTCTAGTTTTTTACCTTTAACTGATTGTGCTTTACTTATGACAGTGACGTTTTTTGAATTATATTTTTTACTAAAATAAGATTTAACTCTTCTTATTCTTTCTTTGGTAAAATTTTCTGGTATGTCTTCCCACACTACCCTAACAAAAGGGTTTTTTAACTTTTTTACTCTTTTTAGTTCCATACCGTTTTCATTGTTATTTAGGTCTATTTTCCTCAAACCATTCTACCATCGCATTAAGAGCCCACACTGAACCACTAGCTAACATACCGTCAAAAAATATGTTAGTATAAGGTATAATTACCATAGGTAGTGTTGGGGAATAAAAAGCTAAGGAGAAAAAGAATCCGACCCAGGTAGACGTACACATCATACATGAGATTAGGTCTCCAAAAAATGTAGAGTGTTTTTTTATCCAATCTCTTGGTGTATCGAATATTCCTCCAAATACAAGTATTTGAGACATTCCGTAAGCTGCTAAAATCCAAATTAATATTTCCATGTTATTCTATATATGTATCGTTTATGTTTGAGGTCTTAAGGTATTTTGCTCTCCTATTGACTGTTACTTTTTTGAAGTGTTCAAGCACATCTTCCATTTGTTCCATTCTTTCTTGTTGTTCTTTTATTAAATTATCCTTATTTTGTAATTCTTTTTTGAGTTTTTCTAGTTCTTCAATTAACTGAGTATCTTTAACTTCTTTGGTTACAATTTTTTCTACTATAACCTCTTTTTCTACTGGTATTTCTTTTATAACTTCTTTTACTATTTCTTTTTCTACGGGAACTTCTTGTATCTGGGATTTAGGTAAAAATGGTGCTACACCATATTTGTCCAAAGTAAGTCCATCCTTAGTACATTTAATTATAAAATCTACCGTATCTTCTATTTCATTGAGTTTACAGTAGTCTTCAATATTTTTATTTAAATTTTTAGGTAAATTAACCATTTGTTAAAATTTCTTTTTGTTCTTCAATATCTAAAATATCGTTTATTTTAAAACTTAAAAAAGGTTGTGGATTTTCTAAGTCTTTAAAAATATAGGAAAAATCTTCCAGATTAAAAATACCATAACCATGATTTTTTACATTTTCTCCATAATTTTGACATATCGTAGAACCAACCATATACGCTTTATTATTATTAGGTATATCAAATATTTGTCTTTTATGTATATCACCTGCTAATACTACATCACACCCTTCAAATCTTTCCGCGTCATACCCTTCTTCGAATTGGAAACCTATGTCTGTTTTTAACCCTATAATAGGACCGTGAAATAAACCTATTTTGGTTTTATCTGTATCTGGGATATCTGGTCTTTCATTTTCTTCCACTAGTGAATATACACACCAAAGTATATTTTTATCTTCATAAACACCCTTATGTTTATAATAAGTTATGTTAGGATTATTTAAATTTTCCACTATAGGTGTTATAGCATCTAAGCGGTCTTGGTTGTTTTCTAAAAAATCATGATTACCGATTAAGTAAATAGTGGGACATATTTTTGCAGTTTCTGTCATCCACCAACTTACTAATCTAACCAACTCTGGTGTCATCTGATTTTTAGAATGTACCAAATCACCAGTAAACACAATCCTATCTGGTTTAATTTTTTTCCACTCTTCTAAAGCACTTTCTAATATTGATTTATCTCTTTGGTGGTGCTTGTAAAGTTTAAGATGTAGGTCTGAATAATGTACAATTGTTTTTATCATGTTATAATTATAATAAAATTGCCTCATCTTTCAAATATTTATTAGTATGAAGATTATTGTTACAAAACATCAGTTAAAAACTTTAAAGGAACAAACTCCGGATAATGAAGAAATGATATCAACTGAACCCTTAGTTGTCAATTATAAAAATAGAGCTTCGGGTAATTGGAGGTATTTCTTTAATGATGTTTCTGGAGTAACCCCAGAAGAAATAAAAAATTATAAAGAAATTATTTTAAGAGCTGATGGTGAAGACGATATTCCTGTTAATACTAGTTTATTATCTTTTAACTTTTGGCCTAATTTAAGTATTTCTAAAAAAGAAAAAATTAGTGAACCTTCGGATGATAGACCGTCATCTAATGTTATAATAAATAATAAATTATTGTACAATAATAATTTTCTCTATACTCAAGTAGAGTCGAGGAGCCCTTTTCGTCAAACAGTTAAGCAAGCTATTAAAGATGTGTGGAGTAACACAGACAACTGGGGAATGGGCAATGTACCAGAGGGAAGTAGTAGAAACCCAGGAGTTATTAATTTTGAACTTGCATGTGGAACTGATGACTGGTCTATATTAAACTATTTTGAGGGTAATACACGTGTTTTAAGAGAACTTTTAAAGATTTATAAAGACGAGGTAAGTGAAGAGTGGAATAGAGATGATTTTTTACCATGGATTATCGATAATAAAATAAGGTTATTTGGTCCTGGTGATATAGTTAAAGTTCTTGCAAATGAGAATAGGGAAACCCAATGTATAGGAGAAAGAAGAGAACGGATGGGTGAAGAATGGTTAAGGTCTTGGTATAAAGATAATGGTTTAGGTAATGTTAAAATTGAATCTGGGTGTCCTGGTGATACTCTAGATAGAACTTGTGGTCAAGATATGAGAATTTATAGAGAGGATGGTTCGATGGATTATTATCAAGTTAAACCTTTAAAAAAAGGAGTATATAAAACAGAAAGATTTCCTTATGAAGTAGAGTCTGCGGCTTTACCTAAAGAAGGATATCCTATAGATGTTAATTATTTATTTGTAAGTAGTCCTAATTCAAGTAACCCTAAATTTATTGTTTTTAAAAATGAAGGACAAAAACATATGAGAGGTATCTATTATGGTAAAATAGGTTTTAATAATCCACCGATTACTTCTCCCACACAATTAAAATCAAATATGAAAGAATCTACATTAAAAATTAAAATTACAGAACAACAAGCGGAAGAATTATCTAAAAATACAGCGGAAGAAAGAAGAATAAGAACAATGTTAAAAGATATGGTAGGAAGAGCTCCTTGGTTAGTAGATGAAGGTTATGAACTGGAGTTCTTTGAACCTACTCAATCTAGTACTGCGATGTTACTTCATCATGATAAAACAAAATACCAATGGAATAGAGAAGTGATGGAAGAAATTATAGAACCAGTATTTAGACTGTATGGGTTTGAGGATGATGAAAAAGACTTCGTATATGCTTTATTTATACAAAATATGGCTAATGACCCAAGCCATACTTTTACTGAATTAATTATACCTTCACCTTTCCCATTTAAAACAGGAAATTACAGAAATAGTGGTGGTACTAGTAGACAGGGTGAATTAGATGGTTACCATAGAGACGATATAGAAAAAGTATTTGGACCACCCGTCTATGATGAACCTAGTCCAGATGGAAAAGTACAAATGGAATGGGTTATAGAGTTTCCTGATGGTACTACAGCTACCATATACGATTATAAACAATATGATGTAGCTACCGAAGATATTGATTATTGGAGTATTGGTGGACACAAACCTTTAGCTGCTTACTATGTTAAAAAAGCGATGGGAATTATTTAACCTCTTTCCTTCCCTAAATTTTTACCTATATTTTTAAAATGGAAATTACACGAGAACTAGCAAAATTTAACCATATTAAATTTCACGATAAAGAACATAAGTATTATCTTAATGGTAAAAAAATGTCATCAGTAACACAATTAATAGGTAAATTTAAACAATCTTTTGACACCGATTACTGGTCTGAAAAAAAAGCTAAAGAAAGAGGTATACTAAAAGAAGACATCCTTAAAGAATGGAAATATAAAGCAGATTTTGCTACTCAAAAAGGTTCTGCATTTCACGCTTTTGCTGAAAACTATCTTTTTAATAAAGTATTTCCATTTCCTGAGGAGGAGATGACTTCTGTTTTAGGAAGTGTAGAAAATATGTTAGAATGTAGGGAAGCTCTTAATCATATTATAAAATTATTTAAAAAATTCTATGAGGACTCTTTTGAAAAATTAGTACCTGTAAGAGCAGAACTAGTTGTTGGTGATGAGGAGTTAGGTTTGTGTGGGATGGTTGACCAGTTATTCTGGAACGAGAAAAGTGGGATGTTAGAAATATGGGACTGGAAAACAAATAAAGAAATTAAAGAAAGAAATAAGTGGCAACAGTTTAAGGACCCTATAAGTCACTTGGATGTTTGTGAACTAAACACATATTCATTACAACTTTCTACTTACAAATATATTATTGAGAAAAATACTAACCTTAAGTTAGGTGAGTCTTACATTGTCTGGTTAAATGAAAAAAATGATAACTATAAAGTATTTAAATGTCATGACTTTCAAGAAGAGGTTGTTAATATACTAAAGTAGTGTTAACGTCTCTAAATTTTTAACCCCACCTAATTCTGCCACATCTTTATCCTTAGGCATTTTAATAACTCTAATTCTATTATTTAATCTACCACCATCTAATTTACGATAAAGTTGTTCTGCGTCCTCCCAAGCATCACCATCTAAACATACTATAATGTTTTTTCCACTCTTTTCATATAATTTACCCCATAAATTATCAGAAACTGTTTTTCCTAGTATTGGTATGGCGTTATCTAAAAATAACATGTCGAACACACCTTCTACGAGATAAATGTCTTCACCCCATTTTATTCTAGATTCATTAAATATAATTTCTTCTTTAGGGAATTCAGGGTTTTTATATTTCATTCGATGATTAGTGTATGAACGTGCAACAAAATAATTTATTTCCCCATCTTTATCAAACGATGGTATAATAATACGTCCTCTATAAGGTCCTTGGTTAGTATACCCCATAGAATATTTAATCATTTTATCTTCAGATATATTCCTGTTAAGTAAATAATTTCTTGCTTCTTTATAAGATATTGTTAATTTATTACCCTTTTCAAAAGAAATAAAATCATCAGGTAATTCTATCCTTTTATAGACTTTATTCTCAGGTATAAATTTTTCTGGAGCTATTAATTTCCAATTTTGTCTATGTTTCTTATTACCCCACTTCCAAAATAATTTATTAATAGAACCGTGAGTTTCGTGAGTTTCTGAACATGCCCAACATTTATACACACCTTTAAAGTAATTAATTTCAAAATTACCTTTTCCATCACCTTTATTAAGTCCTTTTATATCATAAGAACAAACAGGACAATCAAAAGAAATTTGACCTTTATTTTCGTAGTGTTGGTTGTGTGGTCCTAATACTTCGGAAAGTAAATTAATAAGTAGACTATTATCATTCATAATTTAAATATAGGAAAAATAGACCTATATTCAATTACCAGAGAGATTCTTTTTTCATATGACCTAACACACATGTATAAGCATCGGACATATCATAATTTTCTTTTTTAAGGGTATTGTTTCGTGTATAAGTCCAATCTAAATGAGGTTCTTTATCGGACACATTTTTCCAAATAATATGTTTTTTATCACAACCTTTTTCAAATCCACCAAACAAAACTTTTTTTCCATTTTTATTTTGAGTGAATAAATTTGGGAAAGCAAATTTTCTTGCGTTATATGTAGATATTACTTCAGGTATTACACCTAGTTTGGTGTGGATTATTTTAATGATAAATGCATTATACCTCATTAGGGTGGATACTGTATAGACATTGTTGGAGTTAATAAGAGGCTCTTCTATAATGACCTTTCCTATACCCATATTTTTATATTCACTTACTTTATCTGAAAACACTTCTGATTTTAATAACAATTCTTCTATTTTGTTATCTGGTAAAGCTTTAATTTTTGGTGAAACATGAGTTAGTTCTAGAAGTTCTTGGGACATCAAATCAAATAATGCCCATCCAATTGTTTTAGTGGATATATCTAGTCCTAAGACTTTCGGTGTGTTTTTTAATTTTGTCATTACTAAAATATCACTTTAATTACACTAAAGTAAACACACATTTAAAATTTAAATATCATTCTAAAAGTTACAGAACCGTTTGGTTGTTTTTCTATAGGTCTATCTGGTTTACCTATAGCTACTAAATTGTCTGCATCATCATATAACCCTACCTCTGTTACCCATGCTGACATATTTGCCATGTCTAAACTATAGAGGTCAGGATAACCACCTGCACCTACTGAATTTGCTACTGAAGATGCTCCATAGGTAGGGGCTGCTGTTGGTGAGGCTGTTTGATTTTCTGTAACTACAAATTCACCTACATCTGCATGACAGTCTATATTTACAACCCACTCTTTTTCAAAGGTATAGTACTGACAATAAGCCGAACTTGCATTAGGCCCACCTCCAGTACTTCCAGTGAAGAAGACACCTGTTTGTCCACTACCCATCACTGTTGGTCCTCCTGAGAACCATTCTGCTGCACTAATGTTACCATACATAGACATAAAGTTACTAGTAATAGCTGTATGTGTTAAAACACAAAATCCTTTATCTAAATAACATACACCTACTGGAATATCATCAGCTGTTGCATAAGGTTTTTTATTTGCAGAACTGGTAAAACTATATAAATCTTGGTCACCATTAGGATAACCAGATGGTGGTAATGCACTTATTGGTGGGAAAGCTGTACCACCGTTAGTTGATGCTCCGATTGTGGTTGGGAACCCTTCTGCCCATGATGACGCATAAGCTACTTGTGGTGGTCTTACTGCATCACTGAATAAAAATGCTACATTAGTAGATGGGTATTCAGGATTAGCTGTGTTAACATTATTTACTTGGTGTCCAAAAAACGCTGCTTGACTACTGTTGTCTGATGACCATTCTTGTGCTGTATAATAACTAGTATACGCTGTAATAGGATGTGGAGCTGTAAGTGCTGGTGTACCCGTATTACCTGTAGGTATTACTATTTTAATAGTTCTACCATCTATTAATTCACCATAATTACATCTAGGTATTTCCATCACAATAAATTCTTCTCCAGTACCTTGGGTACTTGTTATAGCACTCATATATGAACCGTTATAACCTGCGTTTACCCACCCACTAGTGGTATCTGCAGAAGTTAGTGGAAATTTAAAGGAATGAAATAGATTAGAAAAAGGTCTACCATTATTAGGTACCCTTTGTGCTGAATAAAATTTCATGGTATCCCCACTTATCATGTTATACCCTGAAACAGCTTGAAAATCAGAGTAGTCAGAATTAAAGTAAGCTGTATTTGAAGTGGTGTTGGCACTAAAAGCTACCATATTATTCACTACTTGTATATCACTCGGGTTTAATGGTTTTAAATTAGGCATAATTTTTTATTTTAAATGTATTTGTGATTAGTTATGTCATAGCTTAGACTGGTCCTACCTGGAAAATGAAACCCTACTGAGTTAGAAGGTATGGATGTAGTATCATCTACGAACTGAAAGAAAAATACTCTACTAGGTTGGTCGTCTCCGGCTGATACCGATGACATATAACTAGCTGGAATATATGCATTATAATATTCGTTAAGGTAACGACCAAATTGATAAGTCGATTGAGCTGAAGTATCTTTAAATTTAGGATATTGTTCGTCTGGGTAGGCCCATTTTTCTACGTAACTTATTTTTGTAGCACTTGGTGAACTACCAAACTGGTTACCTTGTGTAGTGGTTCGTGACATTTCTGGTCTAAACATATTGTCCCAATAATCGTTAGTTGGCATATTTTCTTTTTTTAATTTTTATTTTTATATAACTTGGTTAGAAGTAGAGTGTATTTTTCTAAATATCTTATTACCTGAACCGTTATCTTCTTGGAAGGCGTCAGTTGCTGGAGTAATAGAAGATATATTAGAAGAATCACCATCTTCACCATAAAATTTAACTTCTGTTTTATCAAATAAACGGTAATACGGTACAAGACTACTCCCGTATGATGCTGTAACACCTGAATAACCTAAACTTTGTAAAGCTGCAACTTTATTATATATAAAATTAACTTTAACTAGTGCTGGTAAAACCGTAGGGTCATCAGCAGAATGGATATTATAAGTAACTGGAATACTAATATTAAATTCATCAACATCCCCTGCGTTAAATCCTATATTAACCAGATTACTACTACTTTTCGCGGAAAAGACAGATGCGAAAGTAGGGAATGCCATAGAACCGTTTTTTCCAACAGCATCCAACAACCAATCATTCATTATCATTTTTCTAGTAAACCAAGTATAATAAACTCCACCACCATAAACACTCGCTGCATCATTACCCCCATAATTAACATGACTAGTACTAGGTACTGTTACTGTTCCACCTAGAGCTGCTGTGCCTACTCCAGTGTGAGTCGCTGTCTCCAAGTGAAAGTATTCTAATGTGGTACCAAAATAACCTAATGTACTCATAGGGGAGTGTCCTACAGCTGGTGTGTAAATCATTTGTGGCCCTTGACTCACTGTAGGCATATCATAAGTACTATTTGAATGCAGTTGAGTTGCTATACTTTCAGGTCTTGGTATATAATAACCGTTTGCTGTATCATCATTTGAATTTGGTATTATATGTTGTCTTAGTGTTGGTACGTAATAATTAACCGCCCGATATAGAGGGGCATTACTGTCACCCATAATTTCAAATTGTAATGATGTACCATTTGGGGTAACCCAATTTCCAGTTGCATTAGGTTGTGTGATTCCAAACATATTTTCCATTTGGTAGGGGTTAGAATAACCTATAAAATATATTTCATTGGACCAAAATCCTCCCGCGTCTATAATGTCTTGGTTACTAGTTGGCCAGTATGGGTAAGGGTATTGAACACCCGAAGAATTATCCCATGTTTGAGCTTGACCGGCTGAACCGGGTACAGTAGGTCCTGGTTGACCGTAGGTTTCGTATGTTGGTAATGCCATATACCCAATGTCTGTAATTGGGAATCCTATTCCTGCAGGACCCGCTCCTTTATAAACTGCCCCAGGATCAGGACCAGAAGTAGTAGCATGATTAAAAGATATTGTCCATGGTGATACACCACCTTTTTGAATGGTTGTATTACCATAAACATTAGGGGTTAATTGACTTATATCCATATATGCTCCATTTGCAAAATCTAAGTCAGGGGACATATTGTTTTGTGCTCCTGGTGTACTCCATGTAGACGCAGGACCCTGTGAGAATAAGTAACTTCCTCCAGCTAATATTTGGTGATTATTGTTATCTATCTGACTACCAAAACTTATTTCTACATTTTCTTTAGTTTGTGCTCCTGAAGTAGGGTCATAAACTAGGGTGTCGTCCCAAAAATCTAAGAAAACTCCCCTACCATAACCACCTTCATTTACCGATTTACCTAAATATTTTAATGCTCCCCCTATAGTTGTAGAATTAGGACTCGCTCCTAACCCTAGTTTTTGTGCAGCTTCAGTTTCAAAATCTGATGCTGTTGCACTAGGTAAAGAATTACCTTTCCAGAATAATTCTTGGTCATAAGCGTATAAATTAGAAACCAATTTTAATAAAGCAAAATAATCATGTAAATAAACATCTACTTCAGCTATATCATAATAGTTAATAGGTGTAGTAGCATTTTTCTTTATACCCACTAACATTTGTTTAGCTTGTGGTGTTACAGTACTACATCCTTGCCAGCATAAATAAGAAGATTGTAAATACCCATCATTTAATCCATTACAACAATCACATAAATCACCTGTAACGTCTGGTATAAAACCTAATTGAGCTGTATGCCCTGTCAAACTTGTTTGTCTGTAATCTATGTCTATATCTGATAAACCGAATTTTTTAACAAAGTTAGTTAGACCACCAAGACCTGTTGTTGTACCACTGACTAGTAATCCTCTACCATAGTTAGTTAAAACAGTTTGTATGTATTGCGTTGACGCTGATTGTACAAATCCCATATTATTATTCTTTTTATATAATTATTACGAAGTTCTTTTTTATTGTAAACATATTATTAGTCTTCATCTTATTAATATCCACCTCCTCTACCACCAGAAGACATACCTCCAGCACCACTTCCACCAGTTGGTGTATTAACTACAGGTGGTATTGTGGGTCCAGGACCAGGCCCTGATATCGGTACATTATGTGGACAGTTATTTGGGAATCCAAGTGATGTACAACTTAGTGAAGGACATCCCTGATTATAATACCCCGCTACGAAATTATTTATATTGTTACTAGGGTAAGTTCCGTTTTGGAGTGTACCGTTTTTATAACAATGACAACACAACGCATACGCCAGGTCATCACAATTCATTTGTCCATCACCATTAATATCACCAAAAACACCACCAGTTGCCATAGGCATTCCGTTAATTCCTTGTGACCACATATTGAAGGACATCCAGGAAGTAGTCATATCTATATCGGTATCCCAAGTACCATCATTATTATAATCAAAACATTCACAGCCCGCAACAATTCCAAAAGTAGTTGCATTATATCCAGGGTCAAAACATACAGAAGGTGTTGGGGTTGAGTAATTCCAATGTAACGTAGAAAAATTTTCATCGGGACATGATTTAGAATGTTCAGATATAAGAGTATTTGTGACATCTACACTACATCCCTTCATAACCCCTAAATTACAAACCGTTTCTTTTATGACTGTATCAGCAGCAATAGCTGTAACGCCTGCATTTAAGTTTGTACCTATAGTATATGTTGCACCTCTTTCTAATGGATAATTATGGAAACAACAACCTGAAAGTCTTTCTACACCGTGACCTCCTGGTGCAGTTTGTATTGTTTGTCCAGAACAAGGATAAGCATGGGTCGGACCACCACAATCAATAAAACTAGTATCATCTGTTTGAATGAAGGAATGTCCAGTATTAAACCTTCTATAATCTACATCATTATCAGATAACCCAAAAGATTTTAAAATTTGACTAAAACCTTTAGTAGCTAGTAGGTACTTACCGTAGTCGGTAAATTTTAAATATATTGTTTGCGTTGTCGCAGTACTTATAAATCCCATTAGAAATCCAAACTTAATACAAATTGTTGGGCTGAATTTCTGATAACTGGTGACTGGAATTTGGCTATCGCCATTAAATCAGGTATGCCATTTTCATTATCAAATAACCCAATTTCCGTTATTTTTATATCTTCTGAAGCCCCAGGCCAAGTAGGGTTCACAGATGTTACAAATTGGTTATTACCTATATTAACATTATATCTCATTTCGTATATTGTGGCCATAATATCAGTATCTAATGCACCGTACATAAAGTACTCGTCACCAAATTGAAGTTCTGTACTTTCTGTTGTTGCAGATGGTACTTTAATATAATCGTTTAAAGTATATGTGGTAGCGGTAGCTATATTTGCTGCTGTTAAGTAAAACACTGTATCCGCTTGTGTCATAGCTGACCCATGAATTTGATTTCCATAAGTGTTGTATGCACTTGGAATTAATTGGGTAACTTCTGTTTTTTTCCATAGATTTGGTGAAGGTTGGTCACTACCTATTACTTCTTGGAATAGTAACCACACTTTATTAGCTTGCCATCCGGTACCCCCTGAGGATGCTCCCCAATTAATCCCCGCTGCCTGACTATCATTATCTATTTGACCAATATCAGCATTTGTAGGTTGAGCTTGCCATGGTCGTAAATAAGGGAATTCTTGACCAAACCTTATTTCTAAGTCTTGTGTTAATCCAGGACCTGGACCTTCTACTGGAATATAATAATTACAGTGTAACCCTGTTGTAAGTCCACTATTACTCTCCATCAAATACGTTAGGTACATTGTCGAATTTGGATTGGTGAAAGCACCTATAGTAGATGCTGAACCCACACAGTTAGTACCAGCATTTATTTTTTTAACTGTTGGGGCTGGAAGTGTCCAACTTCTATTAGATTTATAGGATAAAGCTGCAACTAATTCTTCATCATGAATAGTTATTATTTTTAAATCAGGCCAAACCTTTCCTACGGGATTTGGTCCTACCGTAGTTTGTCCGGTAGATGACATCATAGGTCCTTGATTGTCGTCCCATAAATAATAATACCTTAAACCTGGAAATTCGTTCATATTGTCATTAACACTAGATTGCATTACATTAGGAGCGTCTGGGAATACACTGTTAATTTGTGGGTCAACATAAAAACATTGCCCAAATGTACCTTCATCACCAGAACCTGTTCCAGTTACTCTCTTTTTATGCCACATTAACCATGGGAAAGATATTTTAAAATTAGTAGCTTCTCCTATCCCCGTTGTAGTAGTTCCATTTTTCTTAAGTGCAAATTTTTCACCATAAAAATTAGATATGGTTTGATTTGTATAATTAAAAATAGCAATTGTTTTTTGTTGTGAAGGCATAACCGTCCTTACATGTTTATAAGAATCATAATACCATGAAGAACTAATTTGATTTGAGTTATAAAAGTCAGCTACATCACCACTATCTATTTGTCCTGTATCACTTTTATATCCTAGATATTCTTTTGTACCACAAAAACCTGTAGAACCGTAGTAGTTATAAGATTCATACCCTTGGTTGGTGCTGTCTACACCAGCTACCTGTTCCGTCCAAGGTACATTCATATTCCATACTTTTACATCCGCAACCGAAACATCACAATTATTTTCAAACTGTAATGACCCAGGGGACCAATAAGGTATGGGGGTATCTGAACTATACCAGGTTAAAAATGGATTTTCAGAATTAGCACTATAGGTACCACCAGATACTGCGGGGTATACTTGTACACATGCACAGTAACGTGGGAATCCCTCATTATTGGATATCGTATCTGCGGTAATCCCTGATACTATATTATTCCAATTTGTTTGTGAGGTGCCAGGTGTCGCTCCATAGGAAACCCCGGCTTGCATCAGATTAGGTACGTTTCTATCTACTGTCGCGGTTATCCATATTCCGGTTTGTGCAGTATTGGTTACAACGGTATCTGTTATTTGGTAAAATAGTGTAGGTCCAGCTGCAGAACACACAACACTAGCACAGGTACCTGTTCCTCCACTGGAGAAATTAAATCTAATACCTAGAATGTCTCCTTGTACTGGTGTATATCCACCCGCTTCTCTAAACGCGCCGGTATCAGTATAGGTACTTGAGGATAATAAAGTAACTAGTTGTGTACCACTCATCGCAGATGCTGGAAAACACCAGTTCGCGTTTAAGGTATAAGCAGAGGTAGTGTTAGCTGACCAATTAGTAATTTCATATGGAAGGGTGGTATCTACATCACAGGTACAAGCTGTAGTTGCTCCAGTAAAAAACCCTCTCTGTGTTGCGGTATTAAAAACCTCTTCAACATTATGATTTGCTTGTGCTACACCAAAAGTTTGTGAATTACTGTCAGCATTTATAGGTATAGGGTATTTAACATGCCCTTTATTTAATTCTGGTACAGGGTTTAAATTTTGTGCATTGTGTTCAGCTTGCAAAATGTTAATACCCGCATATAAATTAGGTAAAGTATCGTAACAATTATAACAGTATTCACTGTCTCCTAGTTGAAATAACTCTATGTTTAGTCTTCCTTCAGATAATTTTTTTCTACCGGCATCCGTTAGTTTAACCGCTATTTGTCCTTGGGAACTGTCTTTTAAAATATAACTCATAATCCTCTATTTTACTATATAAATATTATTTTTGTCGTTTTATTATCAATAATAGGTGACACTACTTCCCGTCGCACTTCTTGGTAAATTATATGGTGAATAGAATACTGTACTATCCATCACAAATTTAATGTTTCTTGTACTATTATTTTGTGTAAATGTTTTTCCTATTAATAAAGGATATTCACGTTTACTTATCACATTATAAGTATAAGTTCCTGGGTGAGGAACTTCTATAGTAAATGTAAAAGCTTTTGTGCCATAATCCTGTAATTTCATTTTTTTGGTTAAAGTTTGTACGGTATTACCCGACATATCTCTAACATTTAATTCTACTTCTTCTTGATAGTTAAGTGTTTTATCGTATTGGACTACCAATTGTGGTGTTTTTACTGACGCGTTAGACACTACCATATAAGGTGTTAAATAATATAAATTAATCACATCAGTACTATTTAGATTATTAGTATCCGTATATAAAGGTTTAATCAACTGTATAAGTTTTTCTCCTACTCTGGTATAATCTATACCTTGAGTTAGTATTGTACCATTAATCGCTATAGCAACTTCACCTACGGCTTCATATTCTAAATTAATAAAATAATAGAGACTATTTCGATATAGGGTGGCTCCAGAACTAGTCCCCACAGCTCCAACTGTAAAGTTTTGGTTATGGTAACTTTTACCTTTAGTTGCTGGATAAACCACAGAAACTATATCATTATTTTGTACACTTTTAGGAGCAAAATAAATTCTATTATTTAGTATAATATAATCCCCACTTTGTGTATCACCACTTAGTTGTGCGAATAAATTGTTGTCACTCTGTTTTAAAAGAACACCATTTGCTGTTACTAATATTCGTGACGTAGGTTCAAAATTTAAAGTTATAGCTGAATAAGTGAAAGCAGAATTAGATTCAAAACCTGGAATTCCTCTAACAGTATAACCTTGTTGTACCAGTCTACAAGAATCATTAGTACCATAATCTAACCCATCAATCTTTAATTGTGGTTTAGGTGGTGGTGTGGTTAAAACAAAGTAAGAGTCTTCACTAGTAAATTTAACTTCGTCTAAATTTTGGTCAATTTCTACCCATACAGGGTCTGTAGTTGTTTTATCCTTACTAATAAAATTAGGTTTAACAATATACTCATAACAAGTTCCTGTAGATAAAGCGGAAAAAGGAATATAAGTACTTGCAGAATAATCTATTGACGTTGCACCATAGGTTATTATACCATAAAAATCATCATAGGTAACACCACTAATAGTATCTAAATTATCAATAAGATATTTGTAGTCAGGCACTAAAGCAAATCTTTTTTGTTGTGGTTCATACCTATGTATATTTAATTGTGGATAAAGTCTTTTTAGTGTTATATCAGAAGTTTCACCTGTAAAAACAAAGTTAAACTTAGCGGATGTATCGCCAGATAAATTATAAATTTTTAAATCTTTGAGTGAGTTTAAATCTTTAGAACTTCCAGAAACAAATGTATTTGGTTTCCTGAATGTTTGGAAGTATCCTTGCATTCTTGGTTTTATTTGTGGTGTTTTAGGTGTGCATTTAGGGTCAAAATTACACGTATCTTTAGTTGTTACAACATGATTTGTACTCGCATTAGTTAGTGTTACCCCTGATTGGGAACCTAGATTTGTACCACTTCCAGGGTCTTCATCTGAAGGTAAACTTATAGTACTACAACTTCCAGTAAATTCTGGATGAAACCATGTAGACTGATAGGTATCACATGTATAACCTATTTTAACACCCCCTAAAAATTTTAATAATTCATTTCCAGTTACCCAACTTGGAGCACTGTATTTTGCACCAGTCCAGGTTGAACTGTCGATTAGTGAAAATTCCATGGTTAAATAGTAGGGGTTAGGGTCACCAGGACCTTTACTAGCGTTAGCTTGTGCTCCACCTTTATTACCCATTGTTCTAGTTACTTCTATTTTAAAATCTTCACCTAACCTTCCACTTCTAGTAACTTTTATTCTAATATATCCTTGGCTTGACATGGTGTTCCCCACGTTATAAGGTCCATCTACACCTAATACTTTGTCTTCAAATTCTCTATATGCACTATCAGTGCACGAGTCTGTTGTTGTGTCATTAGTTGTGTAACTAACTTCGTCTATTTTCTTACCCACTACCGTAGGTCTGGGCCTTATTAAACCAACATACTCTGTATTTAAGTCACTTACAACATCTAAAGATGTGGTTGGTTTTGTAGGGTCTTTTGTTATGTAGTCGTGAGTTAAAGAATCGTCACACCCATCATCACTAAGACCGTATAAGGGTCTTTGGAAAGCGTAACCATTTTGTGCTCTATTATAATACACTGTCATACCACTAGTTCTATAAAACTCTAAACTTAACTGATGTGTAACCCCTTTTTCGCCATAAAGACCTTCATCATCTGTTTTAGCTGCTAAAATAATTCCACCAGTATTATGTGTTGTACCACTACTTCCATAAGTTATTTCCCAAGTATAATCTAAATACTCACATGGGGATAACATAGATTGTGATGTTCCAGAAGCAAATTGTTTGTAATCATTTTTAACTAAAAGTAACGCTGGATTACCTGTATCATGTTGTGAGTTAAGGTCATTTGAAATATCACTCCAACCCGCTACATCATAAGTGTCCCAATTTTTTACACTATAAAAATCTTGGCTCCCCACACCAGAATACTGAAACATACCTCTACCTACTCTCGCATCTCTTACGGTAGCGATTGAAGTGACGTTATCGGCTGACACTGGGTTAGGCAAACTTACCCCTGCTGCGTTTTTAGAACCTACTAAAGGTATTATGTCATAATTTTTATGGGTAGGGTTTACAGTCATCCAACCAAATCCAGTAGCTCCTGAATTGTAACCCCACATTATAAATTTTTCAACATAAGGGTTATAAAAAAATGTACCTATATAATCTTGTCCTGTAATAGTTCCTCCACTTAAATCTTCACCTCCTTGACCTTGGTCTGTATGACCGGTTGGTCCTTTATCTTCACCTGGTAACATAGTTTGTCCAGTAACACCTAAATACCATAATCGGTCTGTGTTAGTTCTTGCACTATTCGGGTTGGAATTGGTGTATTCCACTTGGTCAAGTATTCCCGTGGTAGAATTACCTGTAAAAAACCACATGTCTTCTCTAGTGTTGGTTATACCATCTTTATATAACCCTGTATAATATGTTGTTGGTGGGAATGGGGACCAAGTCCATCCAGGCCAAAATCTACCAGGATAAAAATAAGCGTTAATTGTATAGGCTGAAGTTATCGCAGAGAAAAAAGTATTTGCTGAATAAGTTGCGTTAACCCCAGAACAACATGCGTCAGCAAAATTTTGACCACTATCATAATACTCTGTGTTAGGAACCGCGTCTACTACCTGTAAATAATATTCACCATTTGTGAGACCACTAAAAGTCTGAGTAGTATCCCCACTATTTACCCTCATACTTCTAACTACTTTACCATTTTTATATAAATTATAATAATAAGCTGATTTAAGAATAGCTTCATGAGATTCCCAGTTAGTAGCCGCAGAATAAATTGTTATATCACAATATTTGTTAGAGTCTGTGGTACATGCAGTATTAGTTACAGCTGCAGAATAAGTGGGTAGTGTGTAAGCTGATAACCCAATTTCAATATCATTTGTATTTCGCATACCTAACGCGTCTAGTATTCTTAATTCGTAAACACCTTCAGATAAATTATAAAGATTAAAGCTTTTTGATTGGAATGAAGATTCACCTTGTTTACTGACACTTATTTCATAGGGTGGTGTTCCACCACTAACTGAATCAATTATTATGGCACCTTCTGATTTACCACTGGGTGTAGGTATAACTTGGTATTTTTGTAGATATCTTGCTCCGTCTCCCATAACTTATTTTTTAGTATCCACCACCAGAAGAAGTACCTCCACCTCCCGATGATGTGTTATATGTTGTGTTATTACTTACCATTACCCTACCACTAGTCCTTGTTGTTGTTATAGGATTTATAGGGGTTAAAGTTTCGTGTGATGTTGTTACGTGACGAGGACCCACCATATATTTTCCAGTTTGTGCGTGATAATGATAAAAGCCAATATAATTTTTTCCACCTGGAAGTAAATATTCTCCACCTTTAGTGTATAAATTATCTTTATTGGTGTTGCATACACCTAATAATATTTTAGGTTTACATCCCGGATAATTGTTTTCACAATAAATAGCCGCTTCTTTTTCACAGTCCTCACAATCACCGATATTAGTTTTGGTTATAATATTAGTTGTCCCAAAAAATGGGTCTACGTTTGGTGTTCTTGTGTTTTCACATACACAATAGTATTGACATTTTGTATTTAAATCATTTAAACTATTAGTATTAGGGTTACTTCTAGAAGGTCTTATAATAATTTCTTGCCCATCTATATTAATCACATTATTAGTGTAGGTTATTAATCTATCATTTAGATTTGTATTCTGTAATAGGTCAAATTTTTCATCTAAAGGTGGGGTAAAACACGGTATATACATATTAGATGATGGTGTGATAACTATAAAATGGTCAAAAGAGGTTATACCGTTAGATATTCTATTTTTTAAAACATAACTATGGTTAATACTTGGAAAACTATAGTTACATCTTACTGAATAGTCTTGGTTATACTTTGGTATGTTGAATGTTATCACCCCATTACTCATAGTCACTAATTTTCTTTGGGTGTTGTTAATATAATAGTCCTCTATTCTTCCATTTTCTAACTGTACTGCCCAGTTATTAGAAGGTTTATTGTTTCTGGTAGGTAAACTTAGTGTAGTACTATCAGTTTGATTGTCCACAAAAGTTAAATTAGAATTAAAATTACTATCGTTAATAGTAGGTGGTGTTATAGGTGAATAATTTTGATTAACAACGTATAGTTTACCTTGACTTCTTGCTGTTTTAAGGGTTTTATCAGGAGCTATATATTGTTCTTCACTTATTTCATTCTGATTAAAGAATATATTTTTTTCTGTGGTTCCAGTTGCACTACGTATGACCCTGTAAAAAGGAGATTCAATAGATGAACCACTCACATTTAACTTATGACCTACATTTAATTCTACGGTAATAGTTCCACCAACAACTTTAGAAGTACCACTTACAATTGCATCATATTTTAAATTTACAGTTTCCCCACTCATTAATTCTACTAAACCAGAATCAACTGTTATAGGAATTTGTTTTCTAAATATAGTGTTACCCGTAGACTCACTTTTAGTACAATTAGAAAATCCACTCATACTTTCACCCCTATTTAAATCTAAAGTTAAGTACTCGTTTGCTCTTCCAAAAATATCAGACCTACCGACACTAAAACTTGCTAACTTTGTTTTTGTACCACCAGTACTAGTTTTTTCTAGATATACAGAAAAATCAAAATCTGTCAGTCCACTTCCTGAAGCGAGACCACCAGATGGAACTGATACACCACCATTGGTACCTGTATTTACAGCACCATCTTCCCCATCACCTAGTTGAATGATTGAGGTGTTGATTAGTCTTTTAACGTCGTATTGAGTTGTAGGGTAGTCATACGCTGATGTTTTTCCTGACAAGTAGTTATCTACTACATACTCACACCATTTATTATCTTTATATTTAAAATCTAAATACGCGGAGTACATAAATCTATAAGTCCCACCACTTAATACATTATATGACATAAAATCTTCTGGACTAGTAGTTCTAATTTGTAAAGGCCCATTGTTTGTGTGTTTTACTTGGGAAGGTGTGTAGGGTATATAGTTTTTAGACGAGTTAACCCCTACAAAACCAAAATCGTTTTTTCTTTTAGTCTTTTCTAGTAATATTGGGACTGTAATGTTAGTCGCAGAAAAAGAGTGACTTTGGTTAGTTACAACGCCTGAATAGAATATATCAAAAGTAGTATCACCAGTAGGTGAACCGCTAGTATAAGCCGTATAGATTGGTTGGTTATTGTATTCTTCTTTTACTGGAGAATAAGTGGTAGTAAAAAAATCTGTGTATATGTCAGAGATTGGGGCATATACATCTGTACTACAAGTCCAGCAGTTATCCCAACCTTTTCTTTCCTTTTCTTGTTGGCAACAACTCGTACAATCATCACCCGGACAATTTACATCGTAAGTAGTAATTATCGCGTCACCCACATCAGAAAATTTACATTGACATTTGGCCCCCTTTTTAGGTATCATATTCTCATACTCACCTAGTACGGTTTCTTTTGATGGACAAATTTCTATACTCTCAAGATTAGAGGAACTATCATACCCCACTACTAAGTCGGAAAAAATATCTGAATTACTTCTTTCTAACCATTCGTTAATATTACTATAAAATCTAGGTTTTTTTTGGATGATACCATTAGTATCATAGTACATATCAGTTTCTAAATTTGCGATTTGATTCTGTTTAAGGATTTGGGTAAAAGCGTTAGATTGTTCTTTTGATGTAAATTTTAAAACTAAACATTTATTTCCTTCCGTAAAAACTTTGTTGTTTCGTAAATCTAAAGGCCAATTCAGAGGATAACGAATTTGTCCGTTAACTCTATATGGGTCACTAGGATGTATTTCATTATTCTTTACACTTCTTGATACATTATAAGGTAAGTGTCTAGTGTTATTATCCAAATAACCACCTATAGATAAATCATATTTTTGTGTGTTTTCTACAATATAAACTTCTGATTTAAGAAGTTGATACGCATTAAATGAACCCCCAAAAACACTATTATAATCATATTTTACCACACCTCTTTCTATATCATTATTTGTAAGGGATTGGTATACAGTTGATATTTTTGGTAATGAACCGTCTCCTTTTTGTGCTACCATGGTTATAGGAATTTCATTTCCTATATTTTCAATAACATTAGTTAAGTCTGGTTTAATTAAAAATTTATTATGAATTTTTTTACCAGTTTTAAAAATAAAATCAATATCAAAACCTAGGGTACTTCTATTAAAATCAATTGGCTTCCACTCTGGAAAAACCATCTGAATTGCGTGTGTTTTTCCCCCAATAGGGGTGTTTAATCTTCTAAAAGCAGGTTCATTGTTTTTGTAAAGTTGTGGTTGAGTTGGGGCTGTTGTAAATTTACCAAACTTTAAAGGCCTAAATTCAAAGTATCCTTGGGTGTTTTGTAGTTGTATAACTGCAGAAGTATTGTATAATGTTTCACCCCTTGTCAACATAGGTGGCATAGGTTTGTTACCAACCGCAGTTAGAGACCCTTTAGGGAAGTATAGAAACCCTTCTTTTATTTCACCATTTACATGATTAATAAATAATTGTATAGGTTGTGTGTCATTATAGACAAAACTAATAAATGGCGCTTTAGATGGGTATCTTTTAAGAAAAGTACCTGTCGCATAAACATTAATTTTGAGTGAAGATAAGAAATCTTTAATATTTAACTTACCTATTACACTTTCTAAATTATAAGTAGTTGTTTTAACTTCTTCTTTTGAGTTGTTAGAAGTACTAGATGACGTATCACCGTAGGAACGTAATCCAGTAGGGTTTCTATCACCACATCTACTAGCATATTTTTCACATTCTTTTTTGCAAGACTGATTAGTTTCTACATAAAAAACTTTCCCACTATTACATTCACAAAAACATTTTTTCATAACATTTACTTAACAATATAGTTATACCCCCATGGTGGTAGAGGATTTGTATATTCTATAAACTTTTCCCCCACCATAACATTATTATTGGATTGGGGTAGAGTAAAGTTGTAAGCACTACTAATACTCATACTATTACTTAAAAAGTTTTGAGCTAAAATTCTTATATTATTATTAATACTACTACAATTAGAAGGGGTGGTCACATATGTACTTGTCCATTGTTGGAACCATGTAGATTTACATCCAAATCCCTCAGGAACTGGGTTACCATTTGGGAACGTACCTAGAAGGTTGTTAGAACATAATTCACAACAACTAGAATCATCACCACATGTATTAGCTGAAAATCTAACCTGAGTAGGAATTGTATTATCGATGACCGCACCACTAAATGGACAAGGTATACAATAATTTGTTTCAGTTTGAGAAGATATTGGTTGGTTTATGGTTGACGCACTTGCGGGGTCATTTTTATAAACAAACTTATCTCTATGGAATACTGAATTTTTATATTTTATACCTCCTTGCCATAATGTAGTAGCTGGTAATAATTGTTCTATTAGTTTTATCCAGTAATCTCCTAGAGCTAAGGAATAGTCTATCATTTTTTGATAGGTATACTGATTATTACTACCACAATGTTGTGCTAAATAATTTATATAAATTTGTTGTAGATTAGGGTACCCACCTGTTTTACCATCATCGATGGTCATTCTATTTTTTACATTAATATATACTTTCCAAAAACCTTCTACAAACTTTTTAAAACTAAAGTCAGCAGCATCTATCTCAGGATGTGTACTATCATTACCACCACGTGATGAATATACTGATGGGTCTAAAACACCACCACTAAACGGACAACCACTTAATACAGATTGTTGCCACACATCATAAGCTAATCCTTGACCAATATTTAAGAATAAATCAACATTTTTAACATTTAATACTAGTCTTTCATCGAAGGTTTGGTAGAAAGCGAATCTTTCATTGTTAAAGTTATACTCCCTAATTTCATTATCTTCGTCAATTTTTAACCAAGATTTTTTATCATCAATTTCTTTAGTTAACCCATAACCATAATTCATCAATGGAAATCTTCTAAATCTTTCTAAATATGGTGCAGATGGGTCGTTGGACTTACTACCGTCGCCAAAAAATCCACCCCAAGTAAATGGGTTTAACATTGTTACAATGTCAGGTGAACATCCAGAAAATATAGAATTTTGTAAATCTACAACAGTTTCTCCATGGTGTTCTGGTGTTTGTTCGTACCAACCTGCACCTCTTTGGAAGAAGTAACTACTCGTTTCTTCTGGTTTAGTTGGGTACCCTTCATTGTCGATTGGGTAGTCACTTCGTGAAAATCCGTGAGTTTGGGTTGTTGAGGTCGTGACAACCATATTATTTGTTGGTGTCATTCCTGTTTCTATAGTTACCCCTGAATACGTTACTGAACCACCAGATATTGTTGCAAATAAACTATTAAACTGATTTAGATTTATTTTGTTATCAGCTAAGACAACATATTCATTAAATTCGACTAAAGCGGGAGGAGCTCCGATAAATCGTAATAAAAACTCTACTGCTTTTCTCGTACCTTTAGATTTAAATAGATAAGCTGTATTCATTAAAATTCTTCGATACATTTCAATGTCTAACTCTGCTGGTGTCATACCTACCGTTTCCCCAGAAAATTGTGCTTCACCTGGTTGTAATATGGTATCTAAAAAAGCAACTTTACTAATACTAGATGGTGTTCTCCACCCTAACATTCTTGCAAAGTTTTTTAAGAGATTATTAGGTATATTGTTTTTACCGTCATATGTAACATTAGTCATGTACGCAATACCATCTATAAATCTTTTAACATTATCAAAACTTCTACCGTAAATTTGGAGTGTTTTTTCAACTTTTCTATCAATAGTATCAAACTCGGTTAAAGACTCTGAAGTTAGAAATCTAGAAACTAAATTTGTTTTTACTTCGTCAAACTCATCAGCTATTTGTACTAAAGAAGCTAAATAACTGTCGTAACTACTAGTATTAATATCTAAATTAACCAAATCAATTTTAGGCCAACTAACTTTTAATTTTGTTTTTACTTTTTCACCTGAAGATAATGTAGGTGTAATTTGGATTTCTGCGGTGTATTGTGGAGTAGTGTTTCTGTTTAATAAAAATTTTTGTATAGAGTCAAAGTTTTCAAAGGCGTTTTCAAACTCTTCAGAATTAGGTTTGATGTAGAATCTTTTTGTGGTAGTGGTAGCTGTAGTACCAAAAGGAGCTCCTTTAATTATTATTCTTAATTTTGTTTCATCTTCTGTAATAGGACTATAATCTAATAAAGCATATTCTTTTTCATTAGCTTGACCACTAAAGGATAAAGAATATTTAGTATATTCTTTACTAAAATTCCTAAGAGGTGAAACTTTTCCTAGTTGTGCACTTATCGCTGTATTAGATATCCCATTAAAAACAGGTGAATCTAATTCTATGTCATTATTAGAAATAACTTCTTTTAACCCATTAACCGTATATTCTATATTAAATGGGTTAGATATTGTAAATTTAGAAACCTCTATAGTAGTTCTATCTAATATAGTGTCATAGGAAATACTTTCTACAGAATTACCTGATGTTGATGCTGTAATATCAACCGCACTCATATATAAAGCTCCCGGGAAAAATCCTACTATACCGTTAGTCGCAACTCTAAATCTTTCTTTCATCGAACCATAGAGTACTTGGTCGGTTATTATACTATCATCATAATTAAAAGTAATTTGTAATGAAGAATTAAGTAGGTGTTGATTCAGGTGTGGTTGATTCGTAGATAAACTATCTAAGGTTATAGGAGCTGAAAACCCACCCAACTCAAAATTTCTATTTGTCTTTTCACCACCCGAATCACCAAAAGATGAAAAATTAGCAGTAGTCATCTGTGAACTCCCATTGGTAAATTGGAGACCAACTAAGTTATCACTAAAAGTGCCAGCACCATTTCCAGGAGCGGGTGGGTAATAATACTTTGTCATTACTGTGCTATTATTGTGTTAAATTGTTTAGTAAAATCTATATTACTTCCTCTATCTTGTCTAACTTCATATAATTTTTCATCAAACTCATCTCTAATTTCAAATAAATTATATTGTTTATATATGTTGTTAACCCCTGATAAATCATACATTGTATATATCCCGTCTTCAATAGATTTAGTTTGATTCCCGTATAGAGCAATAGCCAGTGTCTCAAAATTATGGTCTACCATTTCAATATCTAAAGTAATCGGATTAAAATAAGTATTTGTAATAATAACGTCTTGGTTTGGCTGTCCAATAAATGGTATAGCATTTGGTTGGGTTGTAGGTGCACTTGTAGGTGTTAACGTACAAAACATTAAATTTGTTGGTGAATCACTATACACATACCTAGGGGAGACTTGTTGTGGATTAGATAGATTTGCTGGTACTGGTTCACAATAAAAATTAGAAGTTACGATTCTGTAAAAATTAGGTATTTTTTGTCCAGATTTTTTTAAGTATTCTATTCTAAAACCCACTAAATTCATAGGTGTAAATTTATTTCTATACTCTGCAGGTACAGCATTGATATCAAATACCAATCCTTTTACGTTTGGTAATGCTGCTAATATTCCACAATCAACAATACTTGTTCTAATTTCTGCAGGTCTCAAGTATACCGTATATATTCCTTTAGTAGAAAATATACTAGTAGGTAATTTTAAATTATATAAACCACCTAATATTTCTACACCTGCCATACCACCGGTATCAGCATTATGTACATAGGGTGATAATACCGCGGATGAATTTAATTTTTGTAATGTAAAATTAGTAGTAAAATCCCTATTAGGGGTACTGTGTACAATTATTTCTACGTCCTCTGGGGATACGTCTGCTGGTCTTTTTATTCCATATGCTCCTAATGCCATAATTCTTAACTTTGGTTTTCAAATTTATAATACCCATATCCGTGAAGTTCTAATTCACCAATAGTGGGGTTAACTGACAGTCTTTGACATCTTTCAAAAACTGAAACTTTACCTCTTTCAATAAATACATCAGAACGAGTTTCTGGTTTCTGACACACATTCATCAAAAACTCTTCTTTTGTTAATGCAGGTAAACATTTTTTTTCTTGCATGATTGTTGGTGGTGTGTAGTAAAGACAACAATCTGGTAACCCATCACCATTATTATCGGGACAACCTAACAACGCGTTAGGGTTGTAGTTTAATGCTGTTGGGTCTGCACAATCTGGTACTAAATAAGTACAACATACAAAATTCCTATTAAGGGGTAATAAACCTTGTTGTTGTAATATTTGACTCTCACTATCTAACTCAAACCCAAAAAGTGGGACGTAAGGGCCTGCCCAATAAGGAACACCCCCATTAGCAAGTGATGGACCTGGTGTTAAAGGTAATATAACACTAACTTGATATCCTCCTCCTGTTGGTGTAGGGTCATGTAAGGCAGTTAACATAGTAGATGTTGTGTTGGTCCCTAAATATATATAACAACTAGGTCCCGGTGATATAGGACATGTCGGATGTGTAGATACAGTATTTGGAGCTCCTCCCGCAACCCACACTCCTCCGATATATTGTGGTAATTCAAATTGTGTTACAGGGTTAGTTAATCCTTGTGCATTGATTAGGCCCACAAACTCTGGGTTTGGGTGAGAAGTGAGAAGACCTAAACCATCATTATACCAATCTAAAACAAACGCATCTCCTGCATTATATTGTACTGTAGGGTCATAAAATCCTGTAAAATTAGTATTAATAGTTACAGAGTTTATTGTATCTATATTATAGGTAATAGTATCAGGACAATCACATGGAGGAAGGTCCGGGTCAGGGGACTGACAAGTAACACAATCTGGATAAGTTTCAAGTAAAGTTACTGGTGGGTTAAGAGGTAGGGTATTTGTAGTAGGTTGTACCCCAAAAGTATTACTATAACCCATATATTTTAAACACCACCAGGAATTGGCACCAGATGGGTTACCATAAGATATTATTTGTCCAATCTCTGGACTTCCCATTATTTGATAAAAAGTGTTACTGTTTTGAGATGGGGCTTGGGTAAAGTAGTTAGGTGCTCCTTCCCATTCATAACCTACACTATCCGAGTTTCCACAGGGTTCCCATAAATGATATTGTTCATTTCTATTAACATCTGGATTATAATCGTCATCGAAATTACAATAATTTAAAGGTAAAGGACATATCGCTTCTGGGTTATAATTTAGTGCTCCTGGATGCATACACCCAAACCAATAAAAATACGCACTATTGGTTGGACTCCAACCTTGTTCACTATTTAAATTGTTTTGCAAAAATGTACTTTGTGAGGTAGAACAATTTTCACAATTAGTAACCATAGGTGCAAAACAAGTTCCTGGATATCCAGGTGCACCAAGTTCTGTTTCTAAACCTGTACCAAACTCTCCGGTTTGTGAAAGTATTCCATAGTCACCCACAAAACCACCATCCAAATACATTTGAAGATTAGGTTGGGGTTCATCCTCTATATATGCCGGTAGATTTGGTGGGTTTAAATCTAACCCTTCAATTCCTATAAGTTCATATTCGGCAAATTTACCCACAAATCTTAAACAGGAAGCATATGGATATGCACTTTCAACTCCACCATAAATCGAAGCCCCATACAAGTCCGCATAGTTTGGATTTACCTCACCAACTCCACCAATTACTGCATTTAGACTTAGATTAGTCGCTAACCAACCTACCACGTCTCCCGGTTCTGGTTCACCTAAACTTTGCCACAAAGCTTGTGAACACGCTGCCCATCCTACTACACTGGGGTCCCCTCCGTTTCCAACATAATTAGATGCACATAGAGTATATTGTTGTCCCGGTAACCACATAGACCCTAAATCAACCCCACCTCCTTCAAATGGAACCCAGGAAGTTGTACCAATAGGTGGTCCCCATCCATTAGACCCTGCTGCTTGCGGGTTCTCTGGAAATAAAATTTGCGCACTTTCTTGGAAAGGATTTTCAAAGTCACACACTGTCCAAACATAATAAGATGGTGGTGGTTGATTCTGTGCTCTTCTACTAGATACTATGGGTTGTCTTCTAAAACTACCCCTTTCTACACGATTAGGTATCGATACTTGATTTAATTTTTTATTTGTTTTTTTATCTAACATTTTTCATCATTTACAATATAAAGGCACATCCTCTCCAATAATCATTGGTTAGGGTTGTAGGGTTACAACCACCACCATAACATCCCACATTTTGTGGTTCTGGTGAAACACCCGTAAATCCAACAAAACCTACAGACGCTGGATTAGGTGACGGGGTATATAGATTCCAAGTACCTGATGCTGGACCTGTTGTTACTTGATAATAAATAACATCACTTACATTATAATTCTGTGCTGAATTATAGGTATTATATCCTGTGTTAACCCAAGTATTGTATAAATTTTGACAGAATGGGTCAGCTTGGTTAACACCACTTAAATCCGTATACATAGGACCCGCAAATCCATCGGAAGTCTCTGAATTAGACCCACCCAAACACCCTGGTGGATTACTAGGACAACTAACCCAATTTGAATTGGCTGGACTAGGTGTACCTAGTGAACTACCTAGACCAGGTTTCACACAAACCCAACAACATATTTCATTAGTAACAATATTACCTACACTATAATTGTGAGTAAGGTCAAAGTACCCAGTAAAATAAGAATCTGCTAGAAATTGTACTCCAGTTATATCAATTACTACTTGATTAAAACAATCTTCACATGGACTTGGTTGTGGTGCTGGTCCAGTTCCTGGTCCAGTTCCTGTCGGAGTACAATCTGGGTTATTTTGGTTAGGACATAAAAACCAAGGTTTTGCTCTATTACCGATATTAAGGTTTGGTTCTGTACCAGGTCCCCAAAAAGGACCACCAGCACCGTTTGCAAAATAACAACACCCATCATGATAAATAAAGTCACCACCATCATAAGAAGTGCTAGCATTCCAAACTCCCGCATTATTAACAACATTTACAGTGAATGCCCATGGGGTTCCTATACCTTCAGATTGGATACCTAAACACACATCACAAGTTACTTCTTCAGGACAATCGATTGTATACATATTATATTGTTTTAAACCATCACTACATGATTCAAATATTGTTATACCATTATCAAAATCATATAAAGTTACTGGATAACCTATAGCTCCTTGACTACCATCACTAATTGTATAAGCGGTATAAGTTGTATTTGCTGCTATGATTTCACCCACTAGATTATCTTGTATTGTTCCGTCAGGCATTTCTACTTGTCCGCCTAAAGGAACTGGTACATTTACAAAATAACCACTAGCTAAATCTGGGTTATTAGTTCCATTACTATAAGTCTCAAAAGCTCCTAACTGACTTTCTGTCACCCCAGTAAAACAAAATGGTGGTGTATAATTTAATGTCACATAGTCTTGTGGTTCCACCCCACTATCTAAGGGTCCCCAATCGGAATATAACCAGTTCATTGGTAGAGTTGCCCAACCTCCTGGAGGATTGAATGTGAAGGTAGCATTTGGATTAGGGTCAAAGTTGGGGTCACTAGCATCACTTGAAGGTAATGTTAAAGGTTGTGAAACCGATGTTATTCCCCACGGAGCAGACATCTGGATATTAACTGTATAGGTGCCAGGGTTACCGTAAGTATAAGTTAGTTGAGTTGTAGGATATTGTACTGTTTGACCGGGTGTTCCGTCTCCCCAATCTATTGTCCATTGGAAACCTTGTGTATCTTCATAAAAACCGAATTCTGTACTATTCTGAACGGTTACAGTCCAAGGTGCACTAGTGGAAGCGGACCATGTAAAATTAGAAAAAGTATCTTTTTGGAGTATTTCACCATCCCATATACTGTAGTGACCAATATCATTAAAATCTTGCTCTAAAAATATAGTTAGTTGGTTAGAACAGGGTGCGTTATACTGACAACAAGTATAATCAGTCCCATTAGGGTCACCTGAACAATCTACATTCGTTGAAGGGTTATAGTTGGAGGCTAAAGGGTCTATACAATTAACTTCACATTGGAACCAGTAACTATCTGGACCAGCTCCCGGATTTCCACCAAATATTGGGTTTGGGGTGATAGGATTAAACCAGTATCCCCCACTACCTGCAGGATATTCTACAACAGTCGCCCAACCATTCCACTGTGAACCTGGTGGATTATACATCCCACTCATTTCTGACGTAACATCCCACACTCCCATGTAAATAGTATCTATAAATCCATATTGTATAGCTAAAGGACATGGGTTGGTGTTAGGGTATGCACAACAACAATTTTGTACACCATTATTTACTACACACGGTAAACCACCGGTAGAGGAATAATCACCTATAGGGTTTCCATTATAACCATTACAAGGGTCTATAGGTCCACCACCTGGAACTACGTAATAATTAAGTGCACTAGGGTCAGTGCACCCATATAATGCTGTAGGATACACACAACAATCTGTTGGTGAACTTCCCCCTGGTGTGTAACCTGCATAACAATCAACAGCTAAATCATCATAATTACTAGCTATTGGGTCTGCACATCCTGCTCCAGGGTAAGTGTTACATAATGGTCCTCCGCAATCATAATCAGGGTCTATTATTTCTATGGTATTAGTATTAATTAAACTTATAAAAGCAGTAGGGACTGTATAGGAAGGTCCTACATTGTAACACGCCCAAAAAATAGATTCATTAATAAAACTATTAGAAGTAGAGTTTAGATTTATTAAAACTGTGTCTCCATTTTGTGAAGCTGTTAATAAATCTGGATTCACTTCTACAGACACTTGGATTATGTCTTGTACGTTTGCCCAAAGAGCTGGTGAGCCCCAAACTGCACCAATGTTATTACCACAAAGTGTTAAATCTACGACATGTATCTCCTCAGGTGGTAACTCAGGACAATTAGTGTCACATAATTCACCATCACAATTATATGGGTATTGTGAGATATCTACTATGGAATTTGGTGGGGTGTCTACTACTAATATATCTACAATTTTAAAACATAAATTACCACAAACGTCATCAGGTAAAGAACTACCACCCCCATAGTTTATTGCGACTATTTCACTGTTATTCATATTGACTAACACAACTTCACCTATCTGAGGTCCTTCAGCTCCCCAATTACTATCAAAACCAACATATAATTCTAAGTAACTTGTCCCTTCAATGGGGTTACACGATTTTAGATGAATTCTTGTAAAGAAAATCCCAGTAAAAGTCCCACAATTATCACAACCAACACCTCCAGGTGTACCAACAGTTACTGGAGGATATTGTACTATATCTATTGCGTAATCGGGTTCATATTGACTACATACAGCGGTAATATCACCACACACAAAGAACTCGTATGCTCCAGGACCTTCCCAACCCACCTCTTGTTGGTAATCCAAAAACTCATCAGCTGCCACTGGACCAACGTATGAAGGTCCATAAATATTAAAAATGGCATTAATAGATTGTCCTGCAGTATATAAATCAATCCAACTAGGTAAACTAGGTAAAGTTTCTAAGATTATTGGGTCAACATATTGCAGAGCGAGACCACCACCATTTGGTGCTACAAAATTACCTTCACACCCGGCTCCATAACTAATGTTAATAGTAAGTGATTGATAACACTCAACTCCCGGACCACACTCTCCAGCACATGGATTGGGTGCAGGCATTCCACTTGGTGACTGTGGTGGGCCATATAATTTTGTTTTATATTGTGAAGAAGGTATTTTTGGTGCGGGAACCGCCATTGGTTGTAGGTTCGCCATCTGAGCTTGTGCCACAGTGGTAGCTGTAGTAGTACTACTCATTACAAATGCGTCATTACACCCAGGTGTATAAACACCAGGTATGTTACAGGTCCATATTTGATATTTGTAAACGTCCATTATGGGTTCATATATTCATAAAATTTTATTGGGTTACCAAATGTCCCACACACTGGTCCTACCCCATCGTTTCCACTATAAGTGTCTTCATCATATTCGTTATATTTGTAAGTCCATATATCCCTATTAAAAGTTAATTTATAGTAAAAATGGTCCTGTGCTTTTACTAAATTAGGTATTGTTAAAAGAGTCGCCTCTTTATTTAACATTTTTAATATTTGTCCATTAGATGCATTAAAAAATTTACAAGCTACATAATATTCATCTGGAAACACAATATCTCTTTTCTTTAAAAAATTTATATAATAACCTTCATTTATAGAATCTAAAGCTCCGAATTCAAAATTTGCAAATTCTATATCATAATATTGTAAAGGGTTATTTGTTGGGTCTTCTCCAAAAGCTTGTAAATATGCTAGACCGTCGTAATTAACTGACCCTATAGTATTATCAATTAATACTGTTTTTTTGTTTGCGTTATTAATAGGAATAATAATGGTAAAAATTAAACGTTGTGTTGTTGGGTCAGGAGAATCAAAATAGTCCATTTTAAAAAAACTTTTTGAGTACGTCTGTTGCCTTCTATAAATTTCTGGCCATGTTATACCTACATTAGAAAAATCTGTAGAGTAGGCTCCTCCAGTATCGAAAAAATAAAAATCCATTAGTAACCTTCTTTGGGGGTTAGAACTATCATCTAAATAAGTTTCATGTTGGTAGGATGTGGTTTCAAAATCTTGGATTAGATTTACTGCGTTTTGGATTTCAACTCTTTCCCAAATTTCTATAAGTTGTTCTCTTCCTACTTCGTCAAAATCCGTAGCTATAGGTAAAGTAACACCTTTTTCTATATCGTTTATCTTTATTTTAATTCTATTGACAGTCATCTATTTCTGGTGGTAAAATTATACTTTCGGTAACAAAGTTTTTATCCTCATCTACAAATACGGGTTTTATATAAAATGGTACCATTTTAAATGGGTAATGTGCGTCATTAGTATATGGATAACCCACACCATTAGTAGGTGAATCAAAAAACCCTATATCCAATATACTTCTCCATCTCCATAATTGTTCGTTTTGTGAATAATACGAATATTGGGGAACGTATTTATAATTAGCTTCTGTTTCTATAGCTACAGAATATTTTCTTATAGGTATTCGGTGGTGAGACTGATAAGTATAACCTCCAGGTATTTCACCTCCTGTTGGGGTACTAAAAGTACCCGGATTGAATTTAAGTTTATGTGAAATTTCAGAAATAACTCTTTCTTCTAACTCAAATTTACTATACTCTACAAAAGCGCCTCTAAAGGTATCTCCCGATACTGGAAACTGTATCCCTATCCCCGTACTTATGATATTAGTGGGGTTAAATGATGGAAAGTCGTCCTCTACACCAACTGGAATAAAATTCCAATCCCATCCGTACCCTAATGAACTCTGAGTATTTTGGGGTCCGTCTGGTAGGTGGTTAATTCCATCCGCCGCATTAGGTTTCCAAATACCACTCATGTTAGTTGAGAAAATAGTAAGATATAAATCGGTTATAGGTCTATTTAAATTATCAGATAAAACCCCAACATCTAAATCGTTATTAAAATTCCATTCATAACCTTTATACTCGTTTCTCCAAACCGGGTGACATATTTTACTTACAGGGGAATCCTTATCTAAAAAATATTTTTCTCTTTTAGTAAAGATTCCTTTTTGAAATCCGGTTGTCCCCATAAAATAATCTTCTGGATTGGTGAGAAGTTTGTGAATATGTACATAATAATCACATAGAGTTTCTGCACTATTTTGTATGTTGGTTATTTTTCTAAAATTACCTACTTGCCCATCTGGTGGTAAGTTAGATGCTGATGGTTCTCTTAAAATAATATTAAAAATATATTCTTCCGTGTTGTAGTCTACACTCCCTAAAGAAAATACTTTATCAAACACTTCTCCATTTATATCGGTTAAAAGAGTAGAACCATTTATAGCGTTACTAGTCCCACCATTACCAATTCCTTGGTCAAAAATTACATGGTCTTCAGCATTTAAACCATGTTTAACAGGACAAATAAATTGTAAGGCTGCTTTACCTTGTATTTCTACATTTTGAGTATAAAAAGGAATTCCAGATTGTGATTCAAACTCAACACCCGTTTGTGTTGTATAGTCAGTTAAGTACCTCATAGGTTGTTCACTATCATGTCTATAAACATATGATTCATATAAAGCCCAAGTATCTGTTTTTGCAGAAAATTCATTCCATTGGTGCTCTGAAGTTAACCCAAACCAAGGTTGTATAACCCCTTGTGGGATAAAGTCAAAAAACTGAAAAGATGGGTAACCACAAGCTTCTGTGTCTGCAGAGGTAGGCATTAAACCCGTAACAGGGTTTGGTACATAATAAAGTTCATAACCAACAAAAGTAGGGTCACTTGTACAACCGGTTAAAGGATTACTTGTAATTGGCATTATACCACCATAAAGTCTATAAGTACTACTAAATTCTCTTTCTAAATAGTATTGGTTTGGTAGGTTTACCGTAGCATTTCTATCCCCTTCAATCATATTCAATCGTGAAGCTTCTAACGGCATAGGTATCGACTCGTCTCTATCTAAAGAACCGACATACCTTTGTGAACCTCTTACTATTCTTATTGAGTCATTATACATAATCTTCTTCTGTATCTATATATCTTTTACTAAATTCATTATAAGCTGTACTACCATTTCTTAAACCAAAATAAAAATGGAAGTGTGTAGCTAGTCTCATATCAAAACTTGTAACCCACGGTGGTGTTCCAAAAGGACCGTAAGTAGGTGATGATGGTGCAGCATTATTACTTATAGGTGATAATGATGTAACATCAAAATACGGACTTGGTTGGTGGTTTATAGTAATAATTGTGTTAGTGTCCCAATAATTCTGTTGGTCACCAAATGGGGTGGGACCGTTATCCCAAGGATAGTAAGGTACAATTTGCGTCCAATTTATACCCGTACATATTCCAGTATCACCCCCTAATAAACAATCTCTTAATGTTTGTTCTTCTACTTTAAAATCAATCACACATATACCAGCTGAGGTAGTACCCTGACATTGTGGTGCACCTACCAACAAACAATTCCAATAAAAAGGATTGTTTTCTGCTGCTATTTGTGCAGTTGTACCCGCAGGGTTATTTAGTGACTGTTCAAATTCTTGTGGTGTAACAAATTCTGCAATCCCAAATTGGTTGTTTTGGGAAAAAGCTTGAGCTATATCACCGTCTAAAACTAAATCCGTGTTGTTATTAAAGAAGCAATTTCCTGGTACTGTACCCCAAAAAGGAAAAATGTTATTCATTCTCCAGAATAATCTTGCAATACCTATATAACTCACTAAATCACTAGTATTTTGACGAGAGGTAGAACCTAATTCTGGCATCATACTACATTTTTCTGCTCCTGCTGCGGATGAACAAACTTCTTTTAATTGTTTACTAGGCACACCCAGTTCAGTTAAAGTGGTGGAATAAAGTATGTTTGAGAAGGTTCCCTCTGGATAAGGTAAACTAGGTGACCAAGGTGATGCTCTATAATAAAATTTACCTTGTACTGGTGAATAGTATAACGTTCTTTCACAATAACTTGCCACATCATTTACTACTTTCATTTTAAACTGAAAATGGTATAAAAATCCATTTAACCAATCATTATTATAAGTTTCACTAATTCCTCCTTCACATAAAAAGTCAAAAACCGTTCTTCTTGTTCTCCACTCCATAAGACCTCTCCACACAGAAGAGTTTACTAATAGTAACGCGGATACACAACCACCAATAAAGGCTGCAACAGTAGCGTATAAGGCTACTTGTACCCCAAGTACTACACCAGCATAAGCATTTATACCCGCTGTACAAAGTGCTTGTAGGAAACCCCCTAAACTTGGGATAATAGCCGCTAAACAGGCAACAGTAACAATTGCCATTGCAGCAGTTACAACACCCATAAGAACATTCATTGTTCCGTTAATCGCATTTAATACTGTACCACCTAACCCAACAGTAAAGCATCCCCATCCAGCACCTCCTCCAGCTGCATTCCAACCTTGTGTTCCCGCATTTGCTTGAGAGTCTATTGGTGTTGCGTTAGCGGAGGGGAAACCACCAAAAGGTGGAAGAGTTTGACAACTAGCATCTGCATCTGCTCCTGCTGTGGAAGCATTACCACTAACATTTACTAAACTACCAAAATTTAAAGTTAAAACAAAAGTAAAAAGGTCTGCATTACACTGACAATCTTCACAATCGTCATAATTTTTTAAAGGTAAGGTTATACGAGGACCAGTAACAATAGCGTGTACAGCGTTAAAAATAACAGTAACTAATAAAAATACAAAAACTGTCCAAGCATTAGGGTAGCCAGGAATCAATCCAATTGCATCGAGTAGGAATCCTAAAGCCATGTAGATAAGATAAGCGTATAATAACACTATCACCATAGTAATAAGTGTTGAAAAAATATTAGATAAAATATATGAAAACGTATTTTCTTTTATTGCATTATTAGAGGGTACGTCGGTTACCAGTCCTGCACAATCTTTTTCTGCTGCAGGTTTTATTCTTTTAATACCTATATGTCTCCATTTACCACTAAGGAAAAAACCAGCTAAACCACCAACAGGTTTTACCCATTTTTTTAAAAATAAAGAAGTGGTGTAAACCTGTGAATATCTCATACTATAGAAATAATCATTTGTCGCTATAACATCAGTTAAAGACGGATAATCATTTATGTCTACAGAGAATGAATAAGACGCTTCTTCTGGTGATATTGTACCAGCAACAACATTTGCTCCAGCGTCAGCAGCTATCGATGTGTATTCTTTAATGTTGGGTACCAGATATTCACCCCTTTTTCTAAGTCTTGCTCCTGAACCATCAGTTAAAAATTTAAATCTAAATCTATATTTTCCAGTAGTAGGAATTCCCACAGTTGGGTCGTTAGATATTTCTTCTTCGCCAAATTCGTTAGTTATGGTATAATTCATGTTCATAGGAACATTTATTACATATTTACCATCATCATCTATAATAGCTGGAAAATCAAATCTTTCTAAAACCGGTACGGTTTGTCCATTAGTTACCCTTGTGAAAATAGTTTGTCTAATAGCTTCTACACTACCAGGCCCACTAACTAAAGAACATTTATCACCTTGTAATCTTCTAGGTACACAATTTCTATTAAGAGAGTTTTTACCATCATCTGTACCTATAGACCCCATAAAAACAGATGTAGGTTGTATATCTACACCAGAATCTCTTAAATCAAAATCTAAACGATTTATAGCTGCTTTACAAATAGATTCTTCCCCCCAAAAAGGAAATACGTCTATTGTTTTTGTTTGGGTTATGATTTGGGGTAATTCATCTATACTCGCAGATTCTTTAAATTTTGCACCATCAAATTCTCCTTCATTTGCTTTTCCCGTAATAATAATATCTTGTGGACTTAATGAAAAACAACCAATAGAACTCATATCTGTTTCCATTAGTATCTGGTGATTCCCTACTGGCACACCATAAATTAAAAAGTCTCCAGAGTCGTTAGTTTTTACCGTAAATTGATAGTATTTGTTGTAGACATAACTTACTTCTTGATTTAGTAGAAGTTCGTTTTCTTTAGGAAAGCTACCTGTATTTACATGCCCATCGTAGTCGGGTTCAGCAGGTAATAAATTATACCTATACCCTAGTTCATTCCTATTTTGTATTTTTTTATAAGGGTATAGAGCCTTTATAACTTCATTTTTTTCATCCTCATCATCTAAGGGTATAAAAACACCAATTTTTGCATTAGGTACCCCAAAACCCCCATTCGCTATTACTCTACCCGCTATAACACCAAAATCAGAACAATCTCTATTATAAACATCTGCTTGATTTATACTTAAACTCAATATCTCCAGCCTATCAAAATCTTGGTCTAAATTGATTTTAACTTCTTTGTCAACACCTACTTGAGCTTTTATTCTTATGTTCTTTGGCATACCTTTTCTTTCTTGATAAATATTTTATCTCTTAAAATTAAAGATATTAAGTTAAAAGACTTTGTAAATGTTCTAAGAGAAGTTAGGTGTGAATGGTTGTTTAACTCTAACAACAATGTCTTTATTAGGAAATCTAACTTGTGGAACCTCGTCTGGTTGAAAAAATATCGTATCATTTGTTAACATAATTTGTTGTGTCGTAGGGTCTGAATACGGTTGTGAAATTTGGGAGTTAGAGTACTCTGAACCAGTTTTATTAAATATTCTCATATCAGTGACATTTGTAACCCCTGGTTGAGTTGTAATATCACTACTTAATTGAGATATATTAAGTTGTCTTCCCATCTCCATTTTATTTGTACTAAAATAGTCTGATATTTTTTCAATAACGTTACTAACAATCTGACTTTGATTACCTGAAGAATCTATTATTAAGTCTACTTCTACCTTTAAATCTATAACTTTAGCTGAAGATATTTCTATATAATCATTTAACATTCTATAATTAGATAGATATTCTGTAATATTTTGTTTTAAGGAATTAGAAACTCGGGAAGTTAGTTTACCTTGTGGTGTATAAGATAATATTTGTATTTTTACTTTATTTTCTACTTCTGTAACACCTACTTTCGCTGCTGAACCAAACATCGCAGGCATCATTTGAATTCTAGAAATATAATCTTTTATAGTTACTGCTCTATTTTGTGCTGCAAAATTAAAAGTAATATAGTTTCTAATTTCTTCAGTGGTCATTAAATCAGCACCTCCTATTGCTGCTGTAACATTTTTAACTGTTAAACTATTACTAACAGAACCATTAACAGATGGTACTGGTCCAGAAACTATGAAATCTACAGTCCCTATTGAGTTTATAGCCCCTGCACCTACATTCGATACTTTTCCACCACCAATCCTATATTGTATGAATAATGTACTATTTCCTCTCACTGCATTTCCTAAAGAAATATTATTCATAAATTTATTAAGACTAAGTGTAACACCATATTTACTAAATTCATTTAATAAACTTTGGGAACTATTATTACCACTACCAAAAGTTAAAAAATAAAATCCTTCCGGTGTATATTCAGTAACAAATCGTTGGTCAGTGGGTAGGTATTTACCTATTTTTAATCCTGGTTCATCTGCTGGTAAAGATGGGTCTGCTATAAAAATTTCATTTTCTGCTAACGCGTCTACTTCGTACCATCTACTATTAGAATGATTTATAAATTCTAGGTCTGTGGGTAAAGTTGTAAAACCAACCCCCTCTTTTTCTATGACAGAAGTAACCCCTAACACATTTCTTTCTGGTAAAAATAATTTGTAAAAAGGAGTGGCTATCCCATCAGTTATTTCCTTTTTAAAAATTTTAGTAACCCCATTAATAAAAACTTCTCTTTTTGTTATAGTATAATTTTGTATAATACCATTAGCATTAAAATTAGGAACTTTAGTTCTATTAGGTGTCCCATCTATAGAGTAAGGTGATGAGAAATCACAATCGTTTGCTAATTCATATGTTTGACCGGCTCCTTGTACTTGTGAACCTTTTCTTAAAAATCCTAAATATCTAAAATCTTCTTTGTCACCATTAACTGGTACTATTATACTTAAATCACATAGAGCTAGTGATGGTCTATTACCTGGTATTTTTAAACCATATGTCCTTGCTATATTATAAAGTGAACTTCTTTGTTGTGCATATTGTAAAACAGTTTCTTGTAGTGTTCTATCAATATTATAGTGTAGGTTATCCGCTATCGCAGCATTTAAATCCAAAAATAAAGAATATATGGATGCATCACTTGTATCTTGGATTAGGTCTGGATAATAGGTTTTAGTTAGACGAATTAATTCGTTTTTTAACCCTATAAAATCTCTTTCTGTATAATTTAATTTTTTAGTCGCCATATTATAAGTTTAAGACTATTACGTCACTACTTTCAAATACATTATCTTTAATAGTGTATTCTACTGTTATTTTTGCTGTATATTCTTCCGTCCCATCTCCTGCCACAGAAGCTATTCTATCGTCTATCTGAGAAGTTATAACGTTTGTTTCATCATTAACCTCTTCTAACCTAGCGTCACTCATACTTTGTATTTTAAAGTCGTTAATGATAACATTAGGAATATACTTTGCTACCACATCACTTAATTCAGATTGTATGGATTCAAAAGTTAAACTATCTAAAGGTTCAAATACAAATTCATATAATCTAGTGCCAAAATCAGGTAAAAAGAATCTACTTCCTTTTTTTGTTAGTAAAAGATGAATTAAATTAGCTCTTATTTCCTCTCTAGGTGTAGCAGTAGTTTGTAGGAAAAAACCACTAGGGCTGTCACCAAATGGAAACGCTATACCATATCTTTCTTTTGTTAGCTTCATATCATTAATAAATATTACCGCTCTACTTTTGCAAACATCTGTTCCATAATACTTTCTATAGCACCTATAACAGCATACTGGTCATCACCCCATTGAGACTTGTGTTTAACTATAATTTTTTCTATGCACTCCTTTAAATCGTCAGCCAATAAATCCCATTTATCTGGTTGATAATCCCATTGCTCTCTTAATATTTTTTTAATTAGTGGTTTCATTTATTATAAATATTACTTAGGGGTGAATTAAATGTTTTTAACTTTTAAGTCTTCTCTTAATTCTTTGGATGTTTTTTGGTGTGGTGGCCAATATGGACAATGTCTACACCCACTCCCACAACAACTACCTCTACGAATATGGTAATCTTCAGTCATTACCATTAGCCCTTCCTTAGTAACATAAAAATCTTTTGGTTTAAATTTTGTTTGTTCTTGGCGATACAACTCTGTTATCCAATCATCTTTTCTTATCATTTTCCACTGCTTTTTCTTGGTGTCCACAGTGTGGACATGTTATTTTTTTATTATATTTTAAATTTTCAGTATTGTTTAAAGACAACAAATGGTAGTCAGCTATTGACCACCATTTATTACAAATACCACAATTAAAATGGTACAAAATTTCTTTAGATACTCTATGCTTCATCAAGCTCTTTTTCTTTTTCTATAGTTTTTAAATCTATATCAATTTCACAACTTCCCCCTGCACATGCTAATTCTCCTGATAAATCTGTATTATCATCTAACTCAACAACATTAGATAAATTCACATCTTTTAATGACTTCATCATTTCATTATATTTTTCTTCAGTAATGTCTTCAAAAGGAGCTTGAGTGTATGTACCTCCATTATATGGTAATACTGAAAGTCCATTATAATATTTTCTATTTTCCCACATCCATTGACCTGCTGATAACCACTCCTCTTCTTTTAATGAAATAGTAGCAGAAACATTATGAGAATTAGAACCTTTTCTATGCCCAGAATTAACCCATTCTGTTGCAACTTTTTTAACTCTCTCTAATAAATCAAATGGTGACTCTGTTCTCATTATTGAACCTTTAGGTGCTTTTTGTGGTATACTAATTACAGCGGTATCATGTGGTCTAAAGTACTCGTCTTCAACTAACTCTGGGTGTGTATTTTTAAGATATTGGTAAATCGCTTCGTTTTTACCTACACGTAATCTTCTAATATAAAAATCATTATGCCATGCATGAATACCTGATGATGTTCCTAATGTTAAAGAAGTTGTTCCAGCTGGCTTAACTGTTGTTGTTCTTGCCGCTTGATTAATTCCTAATAATTTAGAAACTCTTGTATTTTCTCGTTTTACTAAACTTGCCGCTTTTTTCATATCATAGTTAAGTACTTTACCAGAACCAATACCTGTCATACTAACACCGATTAGTGCGTCTTTTTCAGTTGTTTCTCTCCATACATCTCTTAAATAATGAAAAGCGGTATACCCTGCTTGTAATGTCCCAATAAATGCAGCAGCTTTAACTCTAATGTTTAAATCTTCTTGTGATTCAATATTTGAAACATTTACTTCACATAAATTACAGAACTGGTACGGGCGTAGTGCAATTTCACAACAAGGATTAGTTCCCCAGTCTTTATCGTTGTTAAAATAAATTCCTGGTTCTCCTGCTCCTGATAGTTCTACACGTTTCCATATTTCATCAAAAAATTCTTTAGTGATTTTATGTCTCATTAGTACAGCTGAATTATTAGCTCTTCCTCTTTGTGGGTTGAGTTCCCACCAATTACCGGCTTTACACCCAATCATAGCATCGTCATCAGCACTAAACAAACTAATAAGAGCTGCTCTACGTATACCTCCGGCAAGTACAGCATCCGCGATGTGACAGACGATATCATGTACTTCAATAGTTGTAAGTTGTTCTCCATTTTCTTTTTGATTTAATAAACCTTCTATTTTTACTAAACATTCTTTTAGTGGTTGAGGTCCTGGTGCCTTACCTCCAGAAGTTATTAATCTAGCACCTTTTGGTCTAATATCTGAATAGTCAAATTCTACTCTACTTCCTCCACCATTCATATAAGATTTCATAAGAACTTTAACTGAGTCTGCCCAACCTTCGATTGAGTCTCCAATTAAAAATCTCCTTTTTCTTTTTGGGTATGGTTTTTGAATCACTGGAAGTTGATTTACATGGTGTCTTTGTACAGAATAACCAACACCAGTACCACCTAATAATAAAAACATACATTCAGCAAAAGAATCTATGTGGTCAATTGGCATATACGCACAATTATAAATTCTATTAGGGCTTATTTCAATTGGTTTGCCCCCAAATTGCATGGACCTCATTGATGGTAAAACTTTTTTATCATATACAAGTTTGTATTTTTCATTTATATCATCTTTTAAATGAGGATATTTTTTAATGTGCATATTTTTATTTCGTGTGACTAATTCTTCCCAAGTCTCTCTTCTGTTTAATTCCGGGATATACTTCGCATATTTCATATACACAGTAATATCAGAAAGTATTTTGTTTGAAATCTCCATATTTTTACTTTTATAATGTTTAATTTATTGTTTTAATATTTTTTGTCTCCTTTCAAGAGCACTTAGAACTCTTTGGCGATTCCTCTCCGTTTTATCCTCCTCAAACCCTAAGAACGTTTGGGATTGTTGTGTGTCTATTTCTAAGGTGGAATTATCAAATTTACAATTTTCAAATATGACCCCATCCTTCCCTAGTCGGGATTTTGTTATAGCTATTGTCGCTAGACCTAATTCTTTTTGTTGTAATGTTTTTGCTACTGAAATTATGACATGTCCTACCTGGGCTTTCTTTATAGAACCCCCCATTTGGTCTGTAGTTACAACTTCAGACGAAATAGAGGACCTATTACCTTGTGTAGCAGTCCACCCTACTAAATCCAATTCGTGACACATAGCTTCAAATTTTCTCATTACAGAACCTTCACCTTTCCATTCGTCATTAAAACTCCTGTCAGGTATAACACAGTCTATATAATCTAATACAACAACATCAATATTATTACCTTCTGATGTGATTTTTCTAATTTGGTTTTTAATTTGAGTCATCGTATTTTCATCTGATGGTAATTTTTTTAGAATCATTTTACCACCATTTTTCTTCATTTCATCAGCTTTACTTAATACTTCTTCTTTATTACTAGAAAGTTCGTCAGGGGATATTCCCGTCCAACATGTAAAATGCTTTCTTTGTATAATTTTAGGATTGTCTTCAAAAAATATCTGTAAAACATTATAACCCATATTAAAAGCTGTATTTGCAAACCTAGTTAACATTGTGGTCTTACCTACACCTGTAGGTGCGAGTATTACCCCAATCTCTCCTTTTGCAAGACCACCATTTAATAAATTGTCGATTCCATCAAGTCCTGTGGGAACTGGATGTCTAAAATCATCCTTTAATACTTCTTCTAAATTGTGAAAAACTTCAAAATTACCAGTATCACCGTCCCCTATTTGAATAGCCTCTCTAATGTATTCTTCACATTTATCATAACTTTCAAATTCCCCTTTTTCCATAATGTTCTCAACTTTACGAATAGCTTTTTTTAGTTCTTGTTGTTTACAAAATTTAATAGATTTTTCTTTTATAAAAAGGTGGTCTTTAAAAGATGCATCCTTAACTTCTTTTAAAATATCAAAAATATATTTTCGTGCCATTTCTGAACTTATCTCTAAAGTTGTAAGTTGTTCTAGACCTTCAAAAGTTGGTGTGCTCTGATATTTCTCATAATACTCTTTTATTAATTGCATAATTAACTTGAAGTATTGATTATCAAAATATTTTGCTTGTATGACATCGATTATTGATTGAGAAAAAGATTTATCAGTTATGATTAAATTCATTAATTTTAACTGAAAATTATATCCTAAGTACCCAAAATTTGTAGTTTCATTCATCCTTTTTTCTTTATAAATAAATACATGATTTATGTTGTTAAAGTACTTTATCTAGGTACTTACCTGTTATTTTTTTCTGTGACAAAACGTCAGATAGACCATTTAAAAAATAAGAAATTTGTGGTCTTACATCTACCGAATATCTAACTCTTGGGGGATAGAGATTGGCAGGGAAGATTCTTGTCATTAATTTAGTATCTCCTTTATTAATGGTTATCGTAAAATTTTCTTTTTCTTCAGGAAATTTTGACACATCATCAGTAAAAAATTCTGTAATAATATCAGTAGTTTTTTCTTTTAATCTATCTTCTATGGTATGATAAATCTCTTTTACAAACCAGTAAAAATCCATAGATTTTACGGCTTTTGGATTAAAATTTTTAACATTGAAATATCTTTGACAAATAATGTTATTATCAATCTTAAGTAGAAATTCAAATTTTTGTTGGTCTTTATTTTCTTTTTTCATGAGTTTTTAAATTTATTTTTTTCTATACGTGTTAATACTATGAATGGTGTAACGAATTTTAAAAATGCATCATCAGATTTTCCTAACAATTTAAATAATCCATCTTCCATCATCATTCTTAATAAATTTTTGTAAGACCTATCTTCAGGGTCTATAGTTTCTTTTATTATGTCTAAAATTTCATTTTGTGAATTTTCATCTAATAAAGTTTTACTTAAATCTATTAAATTTTTATTTCTTTCAAAGAAAGAGTCACCTAACTCTCCTTCTATGGTAATCCCTTTTACCAAATTTTTTACCCTAAAATTAGGTGTGGTTTTGTTATAATTTTCTTTTAGTGTTTTTAAAAAGTTTTCTAGTGTAATAACTTCCTTCTGAACTTCTGGAAAATTATTTATTACTGTTTTAACCCCAACACCTTTGATTCCTTTAATACCGTCAGACGAATCACCACATATAATCTTTAAAAGTTTAATGTTTTCTATTGGTATTAAAAAGCCTTCATATTTAATTTTTTCACCTTTAACTATTAATTTGTCTCTGTTAAATAATTTTACACTTACCTTATCAGATACTAATTGTAGTAAATCTCTGTCATTAGTTAAAATTGTTACATTTTCTTTTTTTACATTATGACAATAAAATGCGATAGCATCGTCTGCTTCATAGTTATTAAATGAAGTTTGTCTTATAAAAATTTCTTCTAAGTATTGTTGGAGTCTTTGTTTTTGACTATAGAACGAGTTTTGGTGTTCTTTATCTCTAAAATTAGATTTTCTTCTAATTTTATAATTTTCATATATTTTTCTACGTGACGTGTAGTTTTTTTCTCCATCCCAAAATACAACCACTTTTTCATAGTGATTGTGGTCTATTTCTATTCTTATTTTATTTAAAAAATGAAATACACCACCTATATGATTATCTCCGTAGGATAAATTTTTAAGTCCGTGAAATCCTAGTTTAAGTAAGGCGTTACCATCAACTATTAATGTATTGGTCACTGTTATTTGTTTTATGGTTCAACACTATTCTACTATCTCTAACAACTCTACTTCGAATTTTAAATCTTTCCCCGCTAAAGGATGATTCATATCTAAAGTAATTTCTTTTTCATCTACACCTACAATTTTTGCTAAAGCAGGTTTACCACTTTTAGTTTTTCCTTGTATAACTTCATCAATAATCAATTTAAAGTCTGGTGGGAACTGGTCTCTACCAACTTTAATTCTAGCCTCTTTGTTTACTGGTCCATAAGCTAATTGTGATGTGATTTCTATTGTTTTTGTTTCACCAATTTCCATACCCGTAACCCCCTGTTCAAATCCTGGTATCATTGAACCTTCTCCGATTACAAATTCTAAAGCTTTTTCTCTTTTTCTTGAATTGTCAAATTCACTACCATCAGTTAATGTACCTATATAATGAACTTTTACTTTGTTTCCTGTTTTTACTTTACTCATTGTCTTTTTCTATTTTTAAGTCGAATTCACCACCTACGCCTAATTGTTCAGACCAAAAAGCGGCATATTCTTGTTTATATTTTTCTATTGATTTTTTTTCTTCAGTTGTTTCTCGTCCAGCTAAAAATCCATGAGGTGCTATCAATATCTTACCATCCTCATAACCTAAACCATTAACATGGTTTTTCATGATTGTAATTTTAGTAC